TATCTTTGTAACACAACTCACACATCTACAGGTACAACTCCTATCAGTTCTAATGCTGATGTAGCTAAATGGGATTTAATTGTTGATGCACAATCTGCAACGAACAGTGCAAATGCAGCTTCTAACTCTGCATCTAACTCATCTAATTTTGCTAACAACTCATCTAACTCAGCTAACGCATCTGCTAATCATGCATCAAATTCTAGTAATTTTGCAAACAACGCTTCTAGTAGTGCATCTAATGCTGCTGGATCTGAAGCTAGTGTAGCTGCTAATGCCAGTGCGTCTGCAAACTCTGCAGCAAATAGTTCTAACTTTGCAAATAATTCTAGTAACTCAGCAAATACATCTGCAAATCATTCTAGTAATTCAAGTAATTTTGCAAACAACAGTTCTAATCATGCTAGCAATAGTTCTAATTTTGCTAACAATTCATCTAATAGTGCAAATGCTTCTAGTAATCATTCTGCCAATTCATCTAACTTTGCAAACAACAGTTCAAACTCTGCCAACGCATCTTCAAATCATGCAAGCAATTCTTCTAACTTTGCTAACAATAGTTCAAACTTTGCAAATACATCTGAAGTATATTCATTAACATCTGGAAATCATGCTTCTAACTCTAGCAACTTTGCTAACAATTCTAGTAACTTTGCTAATACAGCTTCTGATGCAGCCAATGCTGCAAATAGTGCAAGAGATGCAGCTCTAGCATCAGCTGATAACTTTGATGATGTTTATTTAGGTGCTAAAGCAAATGATCCAACATTAGATAATGATGGTGATGCTTTAAATGCTGGAGATTTATATTACAACACAACTTCTGGTAATTTAAAATACTACACAGGTTCTGCTTGGATAGCTGTAACTTCAGGTGGTATTTCAGATTTAGTACAAGACACAACTCCACAACTTGGTGGTGATTTAGATATTAATACTTATAAACTTGTATCAACTTCTAATGGAAATATAGAATTACAACCTAATGGAACTGGAGATGTAGTATTATCTGCAGACACAGTTAAAGTTGGTGATGCCAATGCCAATGCTACTATCACAACAGATGGTACTGGAGATTTAATACTTAATACAAATTCAGGTTCAAGTTCAGGATCAATCACAATTAAAGATGGTGCAGATCAAGACATAGAAATAACTCCTAATGGAACAGGTGTTGTTAAAATAGATGGATTATCTTATCCAACTGCTGATGGTACAGCTAATCAAGTATTACAAACAAATGGTTCTGGTATTTTATCTTTTGCAACAATAAGTGCAGGAACACCTACAGTAAATACTTTTGATACAGGAACAGCTGCAACCTATACTAAACCAGGTACAGCTAACTGGATGCTAGTAGAACTTTGGGGTGGTGGAGGTTCTGGAGGAAGAAGCAATTCCTCTGGTAATGCCGCAGGTGGAGGTGGTGGAGGTTCTTATAATTATGCCATGATACCTTTTGCAGATTTAGTAGGAGATGTTACTTATACAGTTGGTGCTGGTGGAGCAGGAAGAACAACTGCTATTAATGGTAATGTTGGTGGAACAACTTCAGTATCATTTGCAAATTTTCAAGGTTTAGGAACAACAAAAACAATTAGTGCTTTTGGAGGAGGTGGTGGTAGAGGTGCAACAAATGCTGGCACAACTTCAACGGCAGCAGGTGGTGGAGGGGGAACACAAACTGGTGCTGGTAATACCACTACAAGTAACACCTCTGGAGGTGCTAATGATGTTGGAAGTGGTTATTTTGAAATTAATGATGTTGATTATTTGCCTACTATGGGTGGTGGTGGTGGTGTTAGAACAACATCAACAGGAGGATGTTGTCCAATTATTACACGAACTTTACTAACTGGAGCGGGAAGTATTTTTGGAGGTGGAGGTGGAGGTGCTGCTTTAACATCATCTGGAGGTGCTGGAGGAAATTCTTATTATGGTGGAGGAGGTGGTTCTGGTTCAAGAACAAATACTGGTGGAACTTCTTTTGGTGGTGGAAATGGTTCAAATGGTGCAGCATCAGGAACAGCAACTGCTGATGGTGGATTACCTGCGGGTGGTTCTGCTGGTGGACAAAATGCAAATTCAGGTAATGGAGGCGGTGGTAGAGTAAGATTTACATACTGGTAATATATGACAAGATTAGCAATTATAAATAACATAACAAATATCTGTGAGAATGTAACTTCTGATATTAGACCAGCAAATGAAATTAATATTGAAGGTTATACTGTTTTAGATTTAGATCAAATTTCTGTAATTCATTGGAACTGGAATGAAACATTAAATGATTTTGAAGAAGTTGAAGATTCTAGTGATGGTGGAATAGGTTATAATTATTCTAACGGAAAACTTATTACTCCTAAACCTGAAAAACCTATAAAAATAGTACAACCAAAAACTAATATAGAAGAAATTTAATGACAATAGCTGTAATGCCAAAACATAATTTTAATTATGATGGTGTTGAAATTTTAATTTATCACGCAAACAAAGGTGAAGGATTACCAAAACATGAACATATTTATGCTCATGCTAGTATGTGTCATTCAGGTTCTTGTATAATCAGAAAAGAAAATAAAGAGGTTATAATCAATAAATATAGCAAACCTGTCAATCTTAAACAAAATGAGTGGCATGAAATAGAAGCACTTGAAGATAACACAGTATTTGTTAATATCTTTGCTGAAGGAAAACATTAAAAAATAAAAACAAAGAAAGGGAAAGAATGAATTTATTTATAGCCATACCTTGCTATGGAGGTAATATTTCTAGTGTTACATTACACTCATTATTTAATTCTATAAAACCATTGAATGACATGGGACATAATATTACAATTCAAACCCTACCTGCTGAATCTTTAATCTCACGAGGAAGAAATAAATTTGCAACTATGTTTCTTGATAATAGTAAGTTTAATGGTACGCATTTATTATTCATTGATGCTGATATAGGTTTTGATGTAGAAAATATTTTAAGGTTAATTAATTTTAATAAAGATGTAGTTACTTGTAACTATCCTGTAAAAAGTTTTTATTGGGAACAATTAATTAAAAAGATAAAAGAAAATAAAGATATAGATGAAAAAACAATTCGTGATTCTTTATTACAATTTAATGTTAATTTTTACGATCCTAATAATATTCAAATTAATGATGGCTTTGCAAGGGTAAAAGAAAGTGCCACAGGATTTATGATGATAAAAAAAGAAGTCTTTACAACAATGATGAATAAGTTTCCTCATTTAAAATATTTACCAGACTTAAGATCAGGAATAGAAAACTCATCAAATGCTTATGATTTCTTTCCTGTTGGTTGTTATAAAGAAAAAGATGGAATAAACAGATATTTGTCTGAGGATTATTATTTCTGTAGATTATGGGAAGAATGTGGTGGAGAAATTTGGACTGACATATCAACACCTATTACACACTTGGGTTCTACAGAATATCATGGTAGTATGATAAATCAATTAAACATAAAACAAACATGATTACATTAATAATTGGTTTACTAGCTGGAGGTTTCATTGGTTATGCTTATAAAGATGAAATCAGTAAAGCTATTGAATCTATCAAAGCAATCTTGAAAATATAATAATTTAACCTATATACCCTTCATTAACCAATGGAGAATATTATGTTAAACTATACTGATATTAAAAACTACTGGACTAAGTTCTATGCAGATGCTTTTGAAGATGCAAAATCATTCTGGAAGAACTACGCAGATACAGTAGAAAAACTATATAAAAAATAAATAAATAATAGTTATAAAACAATAAGTTATAAAAAATAATTTTATTTACTTATTATTCAATTAACTTTATCTCGCACATGCCAAACCAACTATAGGAGTTTGATATGGCTAAAAAGAAAAAATCCCCATCTGATATTATCTACGATATAAAAGATTTATTAGATGACTTGGAACTCCAAGTGAATCCAGATGATTCTTATGATGATGAATCAGAAGATGAGGATCTTGATATAGACGAAGAAGAAGACGAAGAAGAATAGTCTATATAATAGGGGTGGTGAATAGCCACCCTTATTTTCAACACAATCTATAATTGACTTTTTATCCACAAACACTATACCTTGTGTATGAAGAGAAAGAAGACAGCTACATCTGCTACCTCAGTTCGTTTATCTGCTCACGAGAAATTATGTGCAGAAAGAATGAGTACGCTTATCAAAACAATAGATGAGCTAAGAGTTGATGTTAAGCAATTGCACTCAGATATGAATAAAGGAAAAGGCGTTATAGCTTTTCTTGTAATCATAGGTGCTTTGATAGGTTCTGTTCTTGCTATTCTAAAGTTCGTTAAATAAACAACACAGGGTTTTAAATTGTTAAAGGCAGACAAAGGATTAGTATCTGAAGCATTAGCTCAAGCATACTTTGCTAAAGATCCAAATTTAATTGTATTCACAGCACTGGGTGGCGTTGGTCCAATAGATATTATTACATTTAACACTAAGACAAAAGAGTATAACAACTATGACGTTAAGACTGTGTCATACAGAAAGTCAGCTACTAAATACGCACACAAAAAGAATGATCGTATAAATAGATCACCATCTAAAATACAAAAGGGTTTAAATGTTAGGATTGTATATGTTTATGAAGATGGTAAAGTAGTAATCAAATGAATTACGAAGACGTTAAAAGCAGAATAAAGAAACACGAAGGTTTCATAGCTAAGGTTTACCTTGACTCATTAGGTAAAGCTACCATTGGCTATGGTCATCTACTTACAGAAGAAGATGACTTTGTTGAAGGTGTTATCTACGACAAAGATATACTTGAAGCATTGTTTGATAAAGACTTTGATAAAGCTAAACAAGGTATGGAAGAATTAGTTGGCACATTAGATATAGCTATGGCTGCTAAAGGTATTATTATTGAGATGGTATTTCAATTAGGAAAGACTGGTGTTTCTAAATTTAAGAATATGTTTGCAGCTTTAAATGAATTTGATTATACACGAGCTGCTGAAGAAATGTTAAACTCAGCATGGTATAGACAAACACCAAGTAGATGCGAAGAGTTGTCAAACTTAATGAGGAAGTGTCAGGCATAAATGTTACAAATGTTAGGAGCAGTTGCACCTCTTGCTAAGATCTTATTTTCTACAATAGAAAAGTCAGTACCTGATAAAGACTTACAAGCTAAATTAAAATCAGATTTACAAACACAATTACTACAATCTAATACACAAGAACTACAAGCAGCAGCTAAGATCATTGAAGCTGAAGCTAAAGCTGGTTGGTTTGCATCTAGCTGGCGACCACTACTTATGTATGTTCTTATCTTTATTCTTGTATGGAATTATATATTTGGTCCAATAGTTAAGTTCTTTTTTGGTGCAGCTATTACAATAGATCTACCAGGAGATGTCTGGACAT